GTAACGGCCCGGAAGAATCAGGCGATGGCTGGAAATTTGCGGCCGCGGGCTTATCCAGTTAACTGGTAAAGACAACTATAGCCGTTATGCGGCTAGCACAGAGCAGACCTTAGATGAAGCTAGCGAGCATTTGACAACATTTGAAGGTTGTGTACAATCAGCGGCTTGGTTCTGGGAAGCCAACAACTTAAATCAATTTGCAGACAGTGGCGATATTCTAACAATGACTAAACGTATTAACGGCGGAACATTGGGCTTAGAAGATCGTCAAAACCATTATCATCACGCATTACAAATTCTTCAAGGATAATGTATGGGACAGATTCAGTGGATGCTTAGTCTGATACCAGACGCAATGCTCAACTGGTTGTATTGGTTAATCATTGCTGTAGGTATTAGTGGAATTGCGGCCAGTTGGCTAGGACGATGGATTCCTTTTTATGGCAATTACGTGAGGTTTTTAAAACCCGTTGGCATTGTATTACTTGTGTTGGGTGTATGGTTACGTGGCGGATACGACACTGAGATGCGCTGGCGAGCTAAGGTAGAAGAAGCTCAAGCAAAAGTTGCCAAAGCTGAGGCTGAAAGCCAAGAAGTTAACACTAAATTGGAACAAGAGCGTAAAAAGAAAGCTGTTATCAGAAAAGAATACATTACTACCGTTAAAGAGCGTATTGTTAAAGAAGCACAGATTATTGACGCAGAATGTAAAGTTGCTCCAGAAGTTATTGCAGACTTAAATGCGGCAGCTAAAAATCCTGTGAAAAAAGGAATCGTTACTATCGAGGAGGTTAAGAAATGAAACACCTTATTTTAGTAACTGCATTGTTAATTACAGGTTGCACCACAGTACCGGTAACTGTAAAATTTCCAGATGTTCCTAAAGATATGTTAGTAACATGCCCTGATTTAAAACAAACAGCGGAAACCACTAAATTGAGCGAGGTTTTGCCGGTAGTTGTTGACAATTACGGGCAATATTATGCTTGTAAAGACAGCGTAGACAGCTGGATTGACTGGTATAACAGCCAGAAAAAGATATTCGACAGTATCAAATAAATACTACTATTAAGCCAACAGGAGCGAACTATGGCAGATCAAGTAACAAGCGAACAGAAAAAAGAAGATTGGATGAATTCAAAATGGCGTCCAATGATGGGCTGGATGTACATGCTAGTCTGTACCATGGATATGATTGTATTTCCAATCTTATGGAGCCTATTACAAACATTTACCCATACACAAATTACACAATGGAATCCGTTGACCTTGCAAGGTGCTGGATTATTTCACATTGCAATGGGTGCTGTATTAGGTATTGCGGCATTTGGTCGCACACAAGAAAAATTAAGCGGAGCAAATAATGGCGGCTTACAAACAACAGCACTAACAACAGGATTTGCGAGCGGGGCTCCAGCATTTAGCCCGCCTGCAACAGGAGGCTTCAGTTCCCCAAGCACAAGTTTTGGGTCAGCACCACTTGGCGGGAACACAGCAAGTAGCTTTACTCCACCAGCAAGTTGGGGTACAACACCAACAGTAGACACAACTGCAAGTGGTAAAAAGATTGTGCCAGATTTTGGCCAACCAGCAATATAAGGAAATTAAAAATGAAAAAATTATTAGCACTCGTAGCATTATGCGTAGCCACTACGGCGTTTGCAGGTGGAGAGACTAAAGAAGTTTGCACACCAAAAGTAGACAAGGCAGGCAAGGCAGTAATGGATAAGAAGACCGGCAAACAAGCTGAAGACTGTAAAAAAATTAAAGTACATAAAAAAGTCGAAGGTGACGCGGTACCTACTAAAAAGTAATTCAAATACTTGACAGGCTCCGCTTAAGATAGTATAATTACTATTATTAACGGAGCCTTTTTTACGACTATGACTGATTATTACCAAACACTAGGTGTTAGCGAAACAGCTAGCCCAGATGAAATTAAAAAAGCATATCGAACTTTGGCTAACAAGCACCATCCGGATAAAGGCGGTGACCAAGCCAAGTTCAAAGACATTAGTGTTGCATACGACAACCTAAGTGACCCGCAAAAGAAAGCTGAATACGACCATCAACGTCAATTTGGTGGCGGACAACAATTCCATTTTAATACTGGAAATCCGTTTGATCCATTCGGAAATATGTTTGGCGGTGGCGGAAATCCATTTCCACAAGGTCACCCATTTGCAGATATTTTCGGCGGGCATAGAGGACAAATGCGTCGCAATAGAGATTTAAACATTCAATGTCAAATTACATTGCTTGATTCTTTCTTAGGAAAGCAATTGGAAGCAAACTACAGATTGCCAAGTGGCAGGAATCAAACTGTAGTTATTAATGTGCCGGCCGGTATACAACACGGCGAAACTATTCGCTACGGTGAGTTGGGCGATGACAGTATTGCCGGTGCGCCCCGAGGCAATCTAAATGTTACAATCATAGTAATGCCTGATCAAAATTACAGACGCCAAGGTGACGACTTATATACAACTGTAGATATCAATCCTATTGAAGCCATGATAGGTTGTAAGAAAACTGTTAAAATTATCAATGGAACTAAACTTGATTTAGACATTAGGCCTGGAGTAGAATCTGGAGTAGAATTTGCCAGTGCAGGAAATGGATTTCAAAATGTAAATCATGGCGGCAGAGGTAGGTTTGTTAGTGTAATCAATATTAAAGCACCTTCCATAGAAGATCCAACCTTAGTAGCTAAACTTCGCCAGCTTAATGATGAAATTAATAAAATTTCCTGATCCAATATTAAAACAAGTAGCCGAGCGTTGGGATTTTGAAAAAGATCTCAATGCAAAAGAAGTCGAAGTTGACATGGTTCAACTTATGATCGAAAGTAAAGGCATTGGACTTGCGGGCAATCAAGTAGGATTACTCAAAAGAGTTTTTGCTATACATCTAAAAGATCAAGTTCCTTTTTGCATGTTCAACCCTTATATCCTGCACGGAGATAACGAGATGGTTGATAGCGAAGAAGGTTGCTTGAGTTTTCCGGATTTGTTTTTAAAAGTTCCCCGCCACAATAATATTACAGTCGGATACCTTGACAGACAAGGAAATAAGCGTATAATAGAACTTAGCGGTTTAGATTCGAGATGTTTTCAACACGAACTGGACCATTTGGATGGCATTTGTTTTACAGAACATATCAGTCCATTAAAATTGGCATTAGCTAAAAAGAAATTACTAAAGAAAAAAGGAAGAAAGTAATGGTTGAACCCAGTGATAACCTACAAGCAGTATTTGAACGAGCTATCGAGACTGCAAAAAAACTACATCACGAATACTTAACCATAGAGCACATTCTATTAGCCATGCTATCAGATGACAGCTTTAGTGAATGTATTAAAAACTTTGGATCTAATGCAGACGATCTTAAAAAGAACCTTACAAGTTATTTGAATAATAACTGTGGTGAAATTGTAGTACAAGATGTTGTAGTCAAACCTCGTAAGACACAAAGCGTAGAGCGTGTACTTAATCGTGCGTTTACACAAGTATTATTTAATGGACGTCAACGCATTGAAAGTACGGATGTGTTTATTGCCATGATGGGCGAAAAGCGTAGTTGGGCACAATTCTACATTCAACAAGCTGGCATTGATCGCGACAAATTTGCAGACTTTATCAATAATAGTGTTGAAGAAGTTTCAGACGACGAAGCTCCTGAAAGTAATACACTAACTAGAGCACTGGCGGCATTTACCACTAACCTCAACGATCAAGTTACTAAGAATAAGATTGATCCGGTTATTGGTCGTATTGACGAACTTGAAAATATTAGTTTGGCCTTAGGTCGCCGCAGTAAGAACAACGTGATTCTTGTAGGAGATCCTGGTGTAGGTAAGACTGCTATAGCAGAAGGACTTGCTTACAATATTGTTAAGGGTGCTGTTCCAGATTTCCTAAAAGAATACAAGGTATACAGCTTAGACATTAGTGCTATGTTGGCTGGCAGTAAGTATCGTGGAGACTTTGAAGAACGTTTCAAACACGTTATTAAAGCTCTGCAGAAGAAGGGTAAGACTGTGCTGTTCATCGACGAGGCACACATGATCTCTGGCGCAGGATCTGCAGGCAACTCTGCTAACGATCTCGCTAACATGATGAAACCTGCTCTAAGCAAAGGCAACATTAAAGTTGTGGCCAGTACTACTTGGGAAGAATATCGCAAGCACTTTGAAAAGGATCGTGCGCTGATGCGCCGTTTCCAACGCATTACTGTTGATGAGCCTACACAAGAAATGACTTACAGCATCTTGCAAGGCATTAAGAAATACTATGAAGGATTTCACAATGTCAAAATCCGCAATGATGCACTGCAAGCGGCAATCAAGTTAAGTGTCAAGTATCAAGCAGATAAGAAACTGCCAGATAAGGCCATTGACCTGATTGACGTAGCATGTAGTCGCTTTAATTTGAAATTGGCAGATGATCGTATTATTGGTGAACGTGAAATACAGTACGAACTTGCTAAGATGATTGCAATGCCTGAAGAGCAAATCATGGAAAGTGAAAGTTCTAGTATTGCTAAACTACAAGATAACGTAAATGCAGATGTGTTTGGTCAAGACAATGCTATTGAGGAAATTGTAGATAAGATTATTGTAGCTCAAGCCGGACTTAAACCTGAAAACAAACCCGTTGGATCGTTTGTGTTCATGGGCCCAACAGGCTGTGGTAAAACTGAAACAGCCAAGAGCCTTGCTAAACACTTGGGCACTAAGTTACTACGTTTTGATATGAGTGAATATCAAGAGAAACACAGCATCAGTAAGTTGATTGGTAGTCCTCCGGGATATGTGGGCTATGAAGAAAATGCAGGCTTGTTGATTACCCAGATTCAAGAGAACCCTAATGCTGTTTTGTTGTTTGACGAAGTTGAAAAGAGCCATCCAGATGTTAGTACAATCTTGTTGCAAATGATGGATAATGGTTTTATTACTGGTTCAAACGGCAAACGTGCCGACTGCCGTAATATTGTGTTGATTCTTACAACCAATGCAGGTGCTCAGGACGCTGAAAAGAACAATATTGGCTTTGGCAGTCAGGAAAAAGACTACAGTGACAAAGAACTTAAGAAGTTCTTTACACCAGAGTTCCGTAATCGTTTGGATGCTGTCATAACGTTCAACAAACTTGGTAAAGAAACTGTTGTTAAGGTAGTAGACAAGTTTATCGAAGAGATGCGTGATCAAGTTAAAGAAAAAGGCATCCGTATCAAGATTGATAAGGAAGCTACTAACTGGTTAATTGACAACGGCTTTGATAAAAAGATGGGTGCTCGTCCACTGCAACGTGTTATTGACAAGGAAATTAAACGTCCGTTGGCAAAAATGATGTTGTTTGGAGATCTTAAGAACGGTGGCTGGTTAACTATTACTGTACAAGACGGTAAAATTTCATTAGTTGCTAAACCTAAGTTGCCCAAGACACCATTACTAATGGTAGACACAGTAGAACATGCAGTACAAAGTAACTAAGAAACTATTCAACGGCATATATCAGTACAAAATTGTGCTGACATGTGCCGGTTCGAGTCTGTTTAGACACAGTGACTTAGATACTGTATATAAAAATCTAGTGGATATTACAATACCAAATCAGCCCAAACCAAATCAATTTGGTTACAGGCATGGCGGTATCAGTAATCAAGAAGACTTGGACTATGCTTTTCAATTACAAAAAGTATTATCTAAAATGTCTAGCATAGACATTAGGGTAGAAAGCCCCTGGCTCAGCATCTATAGCAATAGTCTAGCAGATATTAATAAATTGGCCAAGATCAGCAAAGATCATGTAAAGTATATTAGTAAACCTCCAGATAATACTCAGCTGGATGCAGGCACTGTAATTATGCCCAAAATGAACTATGATTTTCGTATCACTTTGGGCAAAACTACACAAGAACATAGTGCATTTGTCGAGTGGGCTGAATCAAACAAGAAACTTAAATTAACTAAGAGCTGTGTTAAAGACCTGCATAAACCCCGTAGCTGGGGCGGCACACACTTTTATATTACCGGTGATAACAATTTGTTAATGGCCCGTATGCACTTGGGCGGTAGCATTAGTAAAGTAGAGCGTATCGTTAAAAACTAAAGCCCTGCAAAAGCGATAAATACTCTAACCGCAGAGATTTCTGCTGATTTAATAATTTGGGCTTAAAAATGCGTATAAATGAACTATTAGAGGGCAAATACTTCGACGATATGAAGTTTATCAAACCTGTAGAAGGTGGTGGTAGAGAACTAAACTTTGATTTGGCCGAAGACTTAATACACTTCATGCACAACGATGATGACGTGTATCGTCGTCATGTGTTTCCTAGTTTGACTCGTTGCCTTGATAAAAAAGGCCAAATAAGTAGCAAAGTGTTTCGTCCAGCAGTAGAAAGCAGTTATCAAGTATACGTTAAAAAATACCCTATCCGCGAATTACCTGATCATTTAGATGAAAAACTTTGCAATGACATTTGCAAAAAAATGTTAGAAGATACCAAAGAGCATATATCTAACGGCAAGTACAAGGACTAATCGTGCTGTTAAGAGAAATGTTCTATTATGAAGGTAAAGCTATTGCTGTCAACGACGACAGCATGGAAAAGTACGGCAGGCCTTTTAATCATCCAGAGCATTTGGTGTTCTTTAAAGGTGTTAATGGTACCTTAGAAGCACTCAATCATTTTAAAGAAATTGCATCCGAAAAAGCGGGCAAGACTACCGTACGCCGCAAATGGGACGGTAATCCGCAAGTGTATTGGGGTCGAGAAAAGAAAGGCGGACCATTAGTTCTTGCTGGACACAACCAATGGGGACGTGGTGTTAAAAGTGACAGTGCTGAAGGTGTATACGATTTTATTGCCAATCAAAGCGGCAATGCTAAAACTCCTGAAGAACAACAAAAGCGTCAACAGTTTGCCACCAACTTTAGTAATTTGTATCCGTTGTTTGATGCCGCAACTCCTAAAAACTTTGTAGGATTTGTATACGCAGATGCATTGTTTGGTGTCGATCCTGCTCTTAACAAACGACTTGCACCTAAGACAGCAGAGTATCCACAAGGTGTTTGGGAATTTAGTCCTAACCCGTTGAGCAATACAACATATCACGTAGATGCCGCTAGTGAATTAGGACAGCGTATTACACAAGCTAAGGTCATGGTTGTAGGGCATGCTACATTTCCATCGTTTGGCGCAGACGATCGTTCACAACAGCCTAAAGATAGTTTTGAAGAATTTAATGGTACACCTGGACTTATTGTACAAGGTCCTATCTATACAGATGCCGCGCCAGAAGTAGATCTAAGTGCAGTAGACGGAATGATAGAATATGCTAACACACATGCCGCTGTAATAGATGGATTCATGAACAGTTTACCAGATGCAGATAAGAACGGAATCTTTTATCCCTTCTTTAACGACATGAGCAACAAACATGCCAATGCCGAACAAGACTTTGGCAGTATCACTGGTGCAACATTTACCAACTGGATGACCAGTAAAGGCAAGAGTCCTAAAAAGATTCAACACATTATTGACATGATACAAGCACATCCTGGCGGATTAGATGCTATATTATTTTTAATCAAAGGTATACGCAACATGAAAGATACTGTTGATGCCGCAATTAAAAAACAACCACGCAAAGAAATTTGGGACACACATGGCGAAGGCCATGTGCGCTATGCACAAAAAGGTCATAAGTACGGCAATATTAAAATTGTTCCTACAACATGGGCTCCTGGTAAAAAGCCAGTCACAGCACCGGAGGCACCACAGTGAAATTAAGACAGTTATTCGAAGCACATCATAAGGCAGACGCGGCGTTTTGTTTTGGACGCTTTAATCCTCCGCATCAGGGACACATGGAAGTATGGAACGCTGTTAAACATGCGGGACGTCATTGGTTTATTGGAACTAATCCTGGAACTATTGGCCCTAACGATCCCCTACCATACGATTTAAAAACAGCATGGATGACTGCTATCGATCCACAGATCAAAGGACACATTCTCGGCGAACAAAGTGTTGTTACATTAGCCGCTAAAATTTATCAACAAGTAGGTGACGGCGCCACAATTGCCTATGTTACAGATAGTCAAGACTGGGCCTGGGCTGGAAAACTACTGCATCAATATAACGGCAAAGAAAGCAATCACGGTTATTTTAATTTTGCTAAAATTATTCACGTGGAAAGTCCCCGTGTAAGTAGTGCTACTGCATTACGCACTGCCGCTCGTGCAGGTGATATGAACGCTTTTTATCAAGCCGCTGGAACCGATCCAAATTTAGCAGTAAACGGACAACACTATTACGATACAGTAGTTGCCGCAGTAGGACAACATCCTGAGAAAGTTAAGAAAGTTAAGAAAGAAAAACCAGTTGCAGAACCTGTAGTTCAAGAACGCAATTTGATTAAATATGCTAATAAGGTATTAAGAGAAATGCGAGCTAAGGATTTTGTACAAGAAGGTAAAGTTACCGATCGCCATCCAGATCATGATGCTGCCAGCCAGGGTGTAAGCAGAACACGTGACGTTGGCGGGTACGATCGCATCTATCATATGAATCGTTTGATGATGGCTATGGCTATGGCAGATGGTAAAAGTACAAAAGGCGTAGACAGTCCGCAAGAAACTTGGGCTGAAAAATATAACACACACCATCCTTATACAAAAGAAGAAGACAATATGGTTCGTGCGGCTATGAATACTATTCCTACCGATGGAAAACATATTAGCAAATTTGGCAAAAGTGTAGAGCCCCATGATACACACAAGGTAAGCCCTGTGGCACAAAGAAAAACAAACAAGTACGGTGTATAATGAGAGCTAAAGAATTTGTAATACTTAAAGAAGACGACGGCGGAGTAGACGGCAGCGGAACTCATCCTGGTCACGTACATAACGGCAAGCGTAACAAGATACACGACCATCATGAAGCGGCTATTCCGGGTATGGTAACAATTCCAGATTGGCCAGGTCACTACTATGACATGTACAGACTTGGGGTACACATGGCTGGTAGCCCACATAACAAATCAGAGCATCAAGGATTTGCCGCTAATGAAATGGTGTTGACACAGTTTACAGATGTTGATACTGAAATGATTAATCACAGCGCCAAGTCTTTAGGTGTTAAATTAAAAGCTATTACTAAAAAAGGTAGCCAAGAAGTTAAAGATACAAATACAACAAGCACTATAGCTAAACCTAAAAGAAACAAGTACGGTATATAATGGAACACGACAAATATCATTTAGCACTTAAAACTGCATTTGCCAGTGAATTTAGTTTTTATCTAAAAGCACACAATTTTCATTGGAACATAGAAGGGCCATTGTTTGCTCAATTGCATGAATTGTTTCAAACAATATATGAAGAAGTATACAGTGCTATAGATCCGTTTGCGGAACACCTACGTGCGCTACAGATCTATACACCTGCCAGTTTGCAAAAGTTCAGCATGTTGACCACAGTACAAGATGAAAATGCTGTGCCGGATTGGAGCGGTATGCTTAAAGAATTGCTAGTGGATAGTGAAAAGATGGCTAACATATTCCGTGTAACTTTTGACATGGCTGAAGCTCATGGCGATCATGGCCTAAGTAATTTTTTAGCAGATCGTCAAGATGCACATAAGAAGCATAGTTGGATGTTGAGGTCCAGTTTAAAATAATGGATGAATTAGCACGTCTTAAGAAGTTAGCTGGCGTTAATGAATTCAAAGGCCTGCAACCTTATGACGGAAGTAATATCAGTATAACTGGTACAGAGAAAGCAAAGATTATGCGTGAACAAAACATACAACCTGGAACCCAAGAATGGTTTAAGTTGTGGTTTAGTTTGCCTAAATTTATGAACGGTGAACGTGCTGTAGGCACTGGATACAGAGGAATTAAAAAATGAAAATGCACGAATTAGACGAAAGCTATAACAGCTACCATAATAATCGTACAGGATTTAGCAGTCAGCGTCGTAATCCTGCTGAAGATGAAGCCAATTTAATGTACATTTATCAAGATGGTAAATTAATGCAGAGTATGATTGACAATCATAACGAACATCGCGCACACCAGCAAGGTTTTAGAGGCACTCCTGAAGCCGCATTAAGAGTTCATAACATTATTCGTAGCAAGTTTGACCCTAAAAAATGGGTGCAAAATCAAGGCGGCAAGTGGGTTGTAGTACATCCATACGGAGAAACAAAAGATATATCAGAGTCTGATGCAATATCGACTACTACATCTGGTAATATAGCCACATTGCCCAACCCTACACAAGCACATAGCAAGAAAAAAGTAAAAAGTGTTAGCGCACTTGATCAAAATAGCGTAAGTTTATTCGGAGGCCCTATGGAGAATTTCAAGGCGCCTATCATCAAAAGACGCTAAATATATAAAGATAACGGAGTATACTCATGCCATCAGAATTAGATCAAATGCCCGCAGATATGGGCGCATCAACAGAGCAAAACACAGAAGTTGTAGGCCTACATAACGGCGAAGCAGATCGTGAAGGTGCTATGGCCAAAGCTGATTTGTACAAATTAGCCAACTATTCACACAAGTTGTTCCAACAAATCCAGGACGATGATCAATTAGAGGGCTGGGTACAAGCTAAGATCACTAAAGCCGCTGATTATATCGCCAGCGTCTATCATTATTTAGAGTACGAAATGAAGTTCAGCGAGTACGGACATCATTTAGACAACAGCGATACATTAAGCGAAGGACAAAAAATGCGACTAAAAGAAATGTTATCTGAAGCTAAAGATAAAATGAAAGACTTGAAAAAGTCACAAGCTGAAAAGATGAAAGATAAAAAAGAATCCAAAGTAGAAGAAGGTATTCTAACTGGCGGTCATGAAAAATGCACAGAGTGTGATGGTACAGGAACGATTTACCGTGAAGCTCAACCAGTTCCAGCACACGTTCAAAGCAAAGTTGAAAAATATAAAACTCTAGTTAAAGCTACAAAAGCCGCACACAAGCGTTTAGATGCTAATCACAATGGTGTTCCAGATAACGAAGAATCAGTCGAGGAAGAATTCACTGACAAGAGCAAGCCTGGCGATACTTTCAAGACACGCACAGGTGTAGCCACCAAAACTGATACTGGCATGAAACACTCAAATACCAGCTATCATGACGACGGTGAAGCTGAAGAAAAGAGCGGCAAGGGTATCAAAACTCATGCCAAGGCCAAAGATGCTGAAACTAAAAAAGCTGAAAAGGGCAACGATATCAAATTGCCAAAGCATGACAAACCAACATATGGCATGAAGAACGGCGAAAAGTTTGACAACCGTCCTAAAGAGAAAGACGTAGACGAAAGTTTGGGCCTTGGCATGTACGAAGCTAAAAAGAAGAATGATGGTAACTTGGCTAATAATGCTAAACCATACGATAAGATTACACGCGGTGATGTTATTGCTGGACGTCTAGGTAAAGATGAAAAAGGCGGCAAGGTCAAAGAAGCTAAAGAAGAAAAATTTGACGCATTGAAACACGTTAAGAACCCAACTAAAGGTGAGAAAGATGCTGCCAAAGATGTTAAGCGTGGTAGCTATGCCGATCGTGCCGCAATGTTAAAGTCAGCTGAGGCTGATGGTCGTTTGAAAGAAGCAAGCAAGCCAAGCGCAGGACTAAGCAAGGCAAAGAAAAGTGCTGTAGTTAAAGATGCCAAAGCAGGCAAAGACATTGGCAAGCCAGGCAAGAGTTTTGACAAAGTGGCCAAGGCTGCTGGTGGTGGAGAGAAAGGTGAGAAGATTGCCGCTGCCGCTATGTGGAAAAACATGAAAGAAACTGTTGCTTACATGGCAGAAAAGAAAGCCGCAGTAAAAGACTTACCAGGTAATCAAGAAAAGATCGATGTTGCAGAACCAAAAGGTAAAATTGACGCTAAGGATATGGCGGCTCTACGTGCAAAGAAAGAAACAGTTAAAGAGTCAGCA